CTACTTGTTGCAGGATTAGCTTGAGATAGTGCAGGTCTGTCAATTGATACATTTCCTCCACCACTCTGATTTGAGTTAGATACTGTAAAAGTATGTGAGTGATTTGCAAGTTGTGCTGTAGATAAAGTTGCATTCGCTGTTGAACCTGCAACGTTTCCAGTTGATGTTACAGTGTTTGCTCCACCAGTTGATGCTAAAGCTTTGTTGTTAGATTTTCCAACGGGTACGTTATCTTGTAAATCAGGAACGTTAAAATTACCGCCTCCTGGATCACCATAAGTTGTACCAATGATTGCAAATAAAGCTGCATAAGTAGATTGACTTACTGCTTGACCATTACACTCTAAAAAACCTGATGGAACAGATGAATCTGACCACGGCACAATAGTTGCTGTAGGTATACCTTCAATACCTGTAAGGTTTGCTCCATCAAAATCATATTTAGTTGCTTCGTAATTAGCCATATTATTTCTCCGTGTAAGTCCATCCTGTTGTAGCATCTCCAGAATATACTAATCCAAAAGCTGCACCTTGAGTATTAACTACAAGATCAGATGCTGCATTAGCTATATTAGAAGAATTTCTACCAACAGTCAATGCGTTAGTATTGAAATCATATCCTTGATCAACAAAATTTACTTGATCACCTATGCTTGGTGACGCTGGTAGCGTTACTGTAACTGCTCCACCATTTGTATTTACTAAAAGTTGAGCTCCAGCTTGAACTGTTTCTGCTGCTGAAACTGCTCTCCATTTTCTAAGTTCACCTGCTTTTACAACATTAGTTCCATCAGAATATAATGTGTAAGTGTGACCTTCGCATAAAAGTACACCTGTTCCAGATGTAGTTTTAAAAGTTAAAGTATTTCCAGCATGATCACATGCATCTTCAACTATGTAAGTTTTTTCTACTGAATCTGGAATAGTAACATTTAAGTTACCTGCAAGAGTTCCTGTTAATTTAATAACTTCATTTTTACCATTTGATAATGCACCATTTGTAAAAGTTAAAGCTCTAGATGCGTTAGTTACGTTAAATGCGTCATAACCACCAATTGCTTGTTCAAGAATTAGTAAGTTAGTATTTGTAATTTGTCCCCAAGTTCCTGAGTTTTCCCCAGTTGCTTGAACTGTTAATTTTAAACTAGCTGATGTTGAATTTGCCATAATTTAAATTCCTTATTTGCGTTTACTTTACTAAAAAATTGAGTTTGTGTCAAACTCATTATGCAGCTACTTCTTGCCATCCTGGAGGATCTATAGGCGCTGTACCTGTGTTTACTTCGTTCCAGATTAAAGCACTACCAGAACCTTGTGCCATAGTCAAGGCAAATCCTGTTAGTGGTACATTTACATCAACAATAGCTGTAACAGAAGCTACTCTAGCAAGAGCAGGTAATCCTGTAACGTCTACTTCTTGTGCTGGAACTGCTACAACACTTCCTAAACCTGCAGATATTGCAATACCTGTTACGTCTTGTGGAACATCTCCTTGCATTCCTAATTGGCCTAAAGAACCAATCATGAAATTACCTGTTACTTCAGCATCTGGAGCTGGATCTACATTTGCTATTGTTACTTGAGCTACGTTTAAGGTATTAGCAGTTACATTTGCGTTACCTGTAGCTGTTAAAGTTCCTGCAGCTGCAGTCATTGAAATACCAGTAACATCTACATTTGCATATTGACCTTCAACGCCCCATGCATTTACATTCCATTGTTGTCTACCCCAACCTGTTTGATTATATGCATCAACGGTTCCGAGACTCATTGTTGCATGATTAGTAGTAGCTAATGCATCAGGACTAGCGTCTGCTGTTCCTAAAGTTGTAGTAGCCGGTAAACCAGTTGGAAAAGTTACAACAGCAATATCAACTGCTACACTTCCAAGTGCACCTGTTATTGTTTGATTATTATTTGTAGAGTTGGTTGCAGTAACATCAATTTGAGTAGCAATAGTTCCTAAATTAAAAGACGCACCTATTCCTGTTGGAAGTGCAGTACCAAATTCACCCCAGGCATTAATACCCCATTCAATACGTCCCCAACCTGTATTTATATCACCATCAATTTCAGTAGTTGTACCAAGGACACCAGATAGACTTACCCCCGTTAATGTAAACGTAGGATTAGCTAAATCGTTCCATTGGTTTTGGCCCCAAAAGCCTGTACTCCAAGTTCCTGATGCCATAGGATTTTAACTCCTATGTACTAACCAGAGATTCTTAAAATCGCTGCTGTTGATGTAGCTGCTGGAAACTGAATTGTGAAAACACCTGCTGTCGCTGTTTTATCTGCTCCAAAATCTAAAGCACATACAGCTGCATTAGTTGCAGTTGCAGAAGTGTTATAGATTAAAGCTCCTCTAGCAGTCAAAGTCACACCTGTGAAAGATCTGTCTGCGAAGTCTGCTCTTGCAACACCAGCTGTCAAAGAAGTTGCCTGGTTTACAAGTAACCCGCCACCAGAAGTGTATTGACCTGTATTTGAAACTTCATTTCCAGTTGTGAATGAAGTTGTTGCTGAGTTTAGAGTAGCTGAAGAAGTATAAAGAGCGATTTTAAACTTGTCATCACCAGAACCAAAATTATGCTCACCTTCCAATAACTGTTGTTTGAAAGAATTTGCAATTGCTTGTGTTATAGCCATAGTTTTTTCTCCTTATTATTATTTACCACCGACACGAGGAACACCGCTTTGATATTCATCACGTCTTCGTCTTCCCATTTGTTCTATAGAGAAGCCTTCTAATACTTGTTTATACTTTCCTTCGTATAATTGCAAGAGATCATTTGGCCCCTTTAAGAATGAAAATGCTTCAACTAAGCATGCATATAATAAACCATTGGGAAATTGTTGGCTAATATATGTTTGTGTATTTGTACTCGATAATTGTGTTGGTTTCAAGATATAATTTAATTGAATTGTGTAAGTAGCATTAGGAGTTGGAGCTAAAACTATTGTATCTTGGTCCCACCAGCTATAGTATTTTGGAACACCTGTAGCTCCTGTTGGGTTATACTCAGACATAAAACTAGTGTCTCTCCATTCTAAAAATTCTCTATTATTTGAAGCACCTACACCATCAGAATCTACTATTTGAGCTGATCTAATAATTAAACTATCTTGTGGTGTATCAATAAATCTTGTTGAAGCTATAACTTGAGCTGTTGCATATTTTCTATTAGCATCTACATCAACATCTCTCATTATTCTTAATTCTGCATTTTCAATAATTCCATCTAAAATAGTAGATGTTAAAACATTTGCATCAACTTCTGTGTAATCTCTAATTTTTTGTATTAATTCTGCGTATGTCATTATGTTGTTACCGTTACTGTTCCTAAATTAATTTGTGCTTCTCTTTTTACATTAATTTCACTTCCATTATCTGGTACCATACTATTTGTTTCAGTTCTATAAGCAAATGGTGCAGGTAAAGTTAAATCTACAGCTATTCCACCACCGCCACCAGAAGCAAGTGTAAAAGTTTGTGGTCTTGCATTTCTTAAACCTTGTCCATCTGCAGTAGTTGGTTTTGGATCTAGTTGTGGATGTTTTGCTTCAAACTCTGATGTATGTACACGTGCACCATTCCATTCAATAACCATTTCCGTATATGGAAATGCTTGACCAGAACGATCAGATATAAATTGTGCGTATTTTCCTCTAGATAAATTAGACATTTGGATAATAAGTTTTTGGAGTTATAAAAGAACTTGAAGGTGAACCATCTTCTTCTAATGCTCTTTTTAATTCATCTTCATATAATAATTTCATTTGTTGTGTAAGTTCTGGTTTTACTTTTTGTGAAAGGTAATAAGCTAAACCTGCACACATACATGGTACAAATCTATATGGCACATCAGCTTCATTAGTGTAAGCTCCTGCATCTTGAATTCTTTTTACATAATAATAATTAAGTTTGTTTCCGGCTTCAGAGGCACCTGGAGTTAAGTATAAAGTAATAGTTACTTTATCAATAAATCTTTGTACAAAATATTGTGTAGGAGTTCCTGTATTTGTTTTATTTGAAAGACCTTGATATGCAGATCTATTTATTTTTGTTAATGGAAAATCAGTTGAAGAAGAGTTTCTATAAACAGCTTCTAATATATCATCAACACCATAAACTGCTGTTGCATCTGAAGTTCCATCAGATGTTGATCTATACATTGTATAGACAGCTTGACCATTAACTAATGTTATATCATTATTTCCAACTTCCCAAAAATGCAAACCTCTGTTTGCCCATTCTTGAAACATAATATTTAAAGAACGTCTTGCAGATTTTATATCATTACCTGAATAATCAAAACGTCCTAATCTTTCATAAGCTTCGGTGATTATATCATCGATAGCAAAATTTTTTTCAAAAACTGTAGTTCCTGAAGTTGCCATTAAGCTCCTGTGTATGTAATAGTTATACTTCCACCAAGACCTATAAGATTATAAACAAGTCCATTCTTAAAAAGAATACCGGAACCTGGTACATAAACTTCTAAACCTTCTGTATTGAAAT